CAATTACGGTCGAATTGCAGAATAATTATAATAAAGTTACCGAAGCCGCTTTAATTGCATTTCTAACGGCTCAGGGAACCCAGGCCGGCGCACAGGCGGCTACAAGTAACGGAATAATTGCATTTATTAAAGAATCCGCGCCTGCCGCGTATTTAGCAACTTCTTATTTCGCTAAAAATTATCTATGCGGTTCCTCTCAATGGGGTCTGCTATTAGGCGCGCAGGATACAACAGACCGCCCAATTTATTCAGCCGCAAACCCTATGAATGCCGGCGGAAATGTTGTTCCTACATCAGTTCGAGGAAATGTTCTTGGATTAGATTTGTTTGTCTCTCGGAATGTAGTTTCAACAACTATTGACGAAAGCGCGTTTGTTATCGTTCCGGAAGCAATTTCCGTTTTCGAATCTCCTACCGCATATATGTCTGTGAATGTTGTCGCTAACCTCCAGGTGCAAGTCGCACTTTATGGTTATCTCGCTTTTATGGCTAATGTCGGAGGAGGCGTTCGCCGATTTAACATATAAGCACAAACTAAGCCGCTTACAGGGCTAGGAGGCCCTGGCCCTGTAAGCCTTAAAAGTCAGGAAAAGAAATGGCAGCTACCTTCGTAACCGAAGCCGAACTAAGGTCAAACCTTGGAATCGGAACGCTATATTCTTCAGCGACCGTTGAGGAATGTTGCCAGACTGCTCAGGATTTAGTCGAAAGTTATATCTGGTATAACCGCGCTCCGGTAATTTCTTCGGGATTAACTTCTAATGTCGCCACGCTAGTAGTAGCTTCTCCCGGAATTTTTGTCTTAGGTCAGAGCGTAGTGATAGCCGGCTGCGGCGCGGTTTATAACGGAACGCGAACTATTACAGGAACCGGGCCTTATACGATTTCTTCTAATAATTTATTTATGGCTTTTCCTTATAATTACCCTCGCGGTTATTCTTTTCTTCAGTTCGCTATTACAGGAACAGACGAAAAACAGCACCTTATTCAGCCTTTTGGGACCATGACCGGACCAGATTTTAAAGCTACGGCTTATGTAAGTACTCCGGCCGTAAGAGAGGCCGCTATGATGTTGGCCGTTGACATCTGGCAGGCTAGGCAAGTCTCACAGACCGGCGGAGTTTCGGTCGACGGATTTACTCCTAATCCTTATCGCATGGGTAATAATTTAATCGGCAAAGTGCGCGGGTTGCTTGCGCCTTACGCTTCTCCTAATTCCATGGTGGGCTAATGGCTACCGACTTAACTACCCTTCGCTCTACTATCGCCGCAGCTTTAGCTAACGCGGGAGTCTGGAGTACCTTTAGCTTTCCGCCGGCTACTATTTTAGCTAACTCGGTAATCGTCGCGCCGGGAGACCCATACTTAACGCCTTCGAATAACTCTCAGAACTCGATTAACCCGCAGGCTTTCTTTAAAATAATTATGACCGTTCCCATGTACGACAATCAGGGCAACCTCGCCGGGATTGAAGATACTATCGTGGCGGTCTTTAATAAACTAGCGGCTTCTTCGCTAGTCTTTAATGTTGGTTCCGTATCTGCTCCCTCGGTTTTAAACGCGGAGTCGGGTGCGTTATTGACCGCAGATTTACAAATAACCGTACTAACAACCTGGAGCTAAAATGAGCACAAAAGAAGAAGATTTAGCGTGGCTAATCAAGACCGGTCAGGTCAGCGAAAACCCTAACGCTAAAAAACCGGAACCGGCTACTATCGAAAAAGAGGAAAAATAATGGCAATTTATTTAAATAACAATGTGGGAGTGAAACTTGCCACGGCAGCCGCGCCTACAACACCTTCTATCGACATCTCAAGTTATGTCACAGGCGTAACTCTTACACAAATCGTTGACGAACTCGAAGTCACAGCTATGGGTGATTCTGCACATAAATTTGCGGCAGGATTGCAAGCGGCTACGCTTTCTATAGATTTTTTGAACGACTGGGCCGCGTCTCAGGTTATGACTACTTTGAACGCTGCGTTTGGAACTACTTTAGCCGTTTCTATGATTACCATTAAAGGAACTCCAGTCGCGGCAACCAATCCGACTTACCAATTCTCTATTTTGGTAAATAATCTCACTCCAGTAGGTAACGGCGGCGTAGCAGACGAAGCCACTTCTAGTTTGAGCTTTACAGTAAATACCGCAGTAACCGTATCTCCTACCGTCTCGTTCTAAGGAAAAAAAATGGCAAGCCTCAAAATTACTAGGGCCTCCGGGGAGGCTACGACTCATAAAATAAGTCCAGCAATTGAATACGCTTTTGAACAACAATTTAAATGCGGAATTCATAAGCAATTTAGAGACATGGAACGACAGGGAGACATCTATTGGCTCGCCTGGGAATGCCTTCGTCGCGCAGGAATAACGATTCCGTTATTCGGAGATGAATTTCTTCGCGAGCTAGAGGCGGTCGAGGTAATAGACGACGAAGACCCAAAAGGATAGACCGGGAAAGTTTTACCTATCTAGTGGCCTCACTAGCGGTAGAGCTTAGTATTTCTCCGGCTCAGGTTCTAGAAATGGATTCTCGTATGTTCCAGGCAGTTTTACAGGTTTTAAAAGACAGAGCGGAAGGATTAAAGCGTGCCCGTAAAAGTCGAAGGCCTTAGAGAGACCCGCCGCGCTTTAGCTAAGTTCGCTCCGGATTTAAAAAAAGAAGTGGATAAAGACGCTCGCGACCGCCTAAAATTTATGGTTAAAGAATCGCGAGGGTTCGCTCCGTCGACTCTTCCTAGAAATCTCCACGGCTGGGCAGTCGATACGCCGGGAAGAAAAATAACGGCGCAGACTTCCGCGTTCGCTACTCGTACTTTCCCGCTATATCAGGCCGGAGAAGTAAAGACCGGAATTTCTTACGATACAGGTTTTAGCCGCGCTAATAAGTACGGGTTTCGTTCTCTTTACGAGCTGCGTAATAAATCGGCGGCCGGAGCGATTTACGAAATGGCCGGAAGAATTAACCCGGACGGTCTGCCCTGGGTAGGCCCTACCGCGTCTCCGACAGATAAAACGGTTTCTAAGTCCCGTAACCCTAACGCCGGCCGTTGGTTTATCGACGAAATAGATAAGCAGGATAATCAGCGACAGATTAAAGGTAAAAAAGAAGGCCGCCTTATTTATCGCGCAGTGGAGAACGATAACGGGAAGTTTATTAAGTCAGTTATCGAAGGAATGAAAAAAGTAGAAGTTAAAACGCAGGGACGACTAGACGCGATTAAAGCTTTCGGAGGTGCGAAGTAATGATAGCGATTAAGTTTCTTACGGAGTTCGACGGTAAAGCCCTAGCTAAAGGCGAAAAAGGTCTAAAGTCTTTCGCGGTTATGGCGAAGAAAGTCGCCGGAACTTTAGGCGTCGCGCTATCCGCCGCCGCGTTAGTTAAGTATTCTAAGACCGCCGTTAAAGCTTTCGCGGCAGACGAAAAGGCGGCTAAATCTTTAGGCCAGACTTTAAAAAATACGGGAAACCTCGTAGCAGGTAAAGGCGCGAATAGCTTTATCGACCAGCTACAGAGAGCCACAGGCGTGGCAGACGACCAGCTTAGGCCGGCACTTCAGTCATTATTAAATAGCACAGGGGATTACGCGACCAGTACGAAAGCTCTAAATTTAGCCTTAGATATAAGTGCCGGAACTACTAAAGATGTAGGCACAGTTTCTAATGCGCTTGCTAAGGCTTACGCGGGTAATACGACGGCTCTAGCTAAGCTCGGAACCGGTCTATCTAAAGCGACTCTTAAAACCGGGGACATGGCCGCGATTACCGAAACGCTTCAGAGGTTATTCACTGGTCAGGCAGGTATTGCCGCAGAAACCTACGCCGGAAAGATGGAACGGCTACAGATAGCGACTTCAGAAGCGAGCGAGACTATCGGCGGAGCTTTAGCTCAGAGTTTCGTTATCCTGGCAGGTACTAGCGAAATAGCTACCGCGACTAAACAGATAGACGACTTAGCCGAAGGTATAGCTAACTTAACGGTCGGTTTAGCCGATTGGTTTGCCGTTAATAATAAAGCTTTCGCTAAATCTATAGCGGATACTTTCGGAGGAACAGGCGGCGACCTTTCCGGTTTCGGAGATAGTTTTCTCGGTAAATTATCGAAACGAGGTCAGGGATTAAGAGCGGCCGTTCCTGTCGGAACCGCTCCTACTTATAACCAACTTCAGGCGCAGAAAAACCTAGATAAAATCGAAAAGGATAGAGCAGCGCGCGAAAAGAAAGCCGCCGCAGACGCTAAGAAATCCGCAGCCGCTAAAATAGCAGCCGATAAAAAGGCGGCAGCCGATAAAAAAACTTTAGCTAAAGGTAACGCTCTCTTCGATTTAGAACAGATAGGTATAGCCGCAGCTTTAAAGATGTCGATAGATAAAGACACGCGCCTGCGCCTAGAACTTTTACAGGCTATTCAGCTAGGAGACGCCGATTTAGTTCTAGCTAAAATGAAAGAGTTAGCCGAATGGCAGAAGAATTCAGATATGGCGAAACTTTCCGGCGTTAAAACTATTTCGGAAGCGCAGCTTTCCGCGTTAAATACTACGCTTCTAGCGGAGTTATCGGCTATAGACGCTTTAAAAATTAAAGACGCCGAAAAAGATGTTTTGCGAGACGAAGCTTTTAAAAGATATAACGACGCTATAAAATACGCCGGAGGCCTAGCTGCGCTTAGTACCTATTCTCAGAAACTACAGGACCAGGAACTCCTAATCCAGAGGCTCGCTTCTATTCGCGATATTTCCGCAGCTCAGACCGCCGCCGATAATATAAAACAGGCCGCTTTAGAAAAGTATTTATCGACCTTAGCTAAATCCTGTCTTCCCGGAACTAGTACAGGCGGACAATCTAAAACGCCGGTAACTCCAACGCCTCTTTTACCAGGTCCAGGCGTAGGAGGAAGAGGCGCGTCCGCCGGACAGGGTTCGACCTTCGGAACTAGCCCGTTAGACGACTTTATAACTATGGTCGAAGCCGAAACAGAGCGAGGAATTCGCAGAAGAGCAGGCGTAGGCTCTACTAATTATGTAGCTTTACCTCCGGGCTTTTCTAGCGTAGACGAATATAATAAAGAAAGCTCAGGAAACCGAGGCGGATACGCCGGAACCGTCGTCGTGAATGTTAACGCCGGAGTAGTAGGTAGCGAAGACTTAATTACTAATGCGGTTCAGGACGCGCTAAACGAAATATCTAGACGCGGTTATCTAACTACTTACGCCGGAGCGATTGCCAGCTAATGACCGTTCCTATTTTAAACGCGACGATAAATTTCTCTACCGGACCCGCCTTCGCTCAGGCTATGATTTTAGATTCTGGAATTCTAGATACGAATGTTCTCGCAGATTCCGCCGCCGTTATCGTAGATGTCTCTAATCAGGTTAACGAGGTAAAGATTCAGCGCGGCCGAAACGCTCAGTCCGACCAGTTTCAGACCGGAACTCTTAGTCTTCGAATCGTCGACCAGACCGGTGACTTCAATCCGATGAACACGGCCGGACCTTATTATGGACTTTTAGACCCTATGCGTAAAGTATTTATAACGGCTACAGACGGAGCGACCACTTACCCATTATTCGCGGGATATATTACCGGCTACTCGACGACTACTCCGTTAAACGCCGTAGATGTCGTCTATACCACAATCACAGCCGTGGACGCTTTTAGACTCGCGCAAATGGCGCAGATTTCTACCGTAACGGGAGCGGCGGCTGGTAATTTATCCGGAACTCGAATAAATCAGCTTTTGGACCAAATTTCCTGGCCTGCGTCCATGCGCGATATAGACGCCGGTTTAACTACTATGCAGAATGACCCCGGAACCGCTCGAACTTCTTTAGCCGCTATGCAGACTATTGAATTGAGCGAATATGG